ACTGAAGCAGCTAATATAGGTTCAGATAACTTTCAATACTATGATAGAGCTGTATTACAAAATAGAGAAGGTGACTGGTATATCAGAGATCGTAAGTTAAATGTATATGCAGCAATTGACTTTGCTTTCTCATTACGTAAACAAGCAGATAGTACTGCATTAGTTATTGTAGGTGTAGATCATCAAAGTAATTATTATGTATTAGATATTGATAGATTTAAAACAGATCGTATTGTAGAATATTATGATCACATTCTTAAAGCTTGGGAAAAATGGGGCTTTAGAAAATTAAGAGCTGAGACTACAGTAGCTCAACAAACTATTGTAAAAGAATTAAAAGATAGTTATCTTAAACCAAATGGTATACCATTAGTAATAGATGAATATAGACCTACAAGATATCAAGGAGATAAACGTCAACGCATTAATGCAACGTTAGAACCTAAGTATCATAATCAACAAATATGGCATTATAAAGGTGGTAATTGTCAAGTACTAGAAGAAGAACTATCTCAAGTACATCCACCACATGATGACGTTAAAGATGCATTAGCTAATGCTATAGCTATTTCTATAGTACCTAGACAAAGATCTAATGGAATTAATATGATCTCTTCTAATGTATTAACACACTCCCGTTTTGGTGGAGTATCTTACTAAGGAAATTATATGGCAGGTAAAGTAGCACAATTTGAAAAAGCAATTAATCCAGATACTATGGCAAGGAATCTTGCTGCTTTATATAATCAATGGTGGATACAAAGACAAAATAAAGAAGCAGAATGGAGAGAATTACGTAACTATCTATTTGCTACAGATACAAGTACTACTTCTAATTCTACTCTTCCTTGGAAAAATAAAACAACATTACCTAAGTTAACACAGATTAGAGATAATTTACATGCTAACTATCTGGATGCTTTGTTTCCAAATGATAACTGGATGAAGTGGGAAGGAGCAACTTTAGAAGATACGTATGTAAATAAACGTAAAGCTATTGAAGCTTATCTTAAAACTAAAACTAAAGAATCAGGATTTAAAGAAACAATATCTCAATTAGTTGCTGACTATATAGACTATGGTAATTGTTTTGCTGAAGTACAATATGTAAATGAAACTGAAAAAGGAACTCAAGATAATAATCCTACTACAGTTTACAATGGACCTAAGTTAGTACGTATATCTCCATTTGATATTGTATTTAATCCTACTGCTCCATCATTTAAAGAGTCCCCTAAGTTTACTAGATATATTAAATCTATTGGTGAACTTATGATAGAGATTGAAGATAGACCTGAGTTACAATATGATAAAGCTTCTTTAGATAAAGCTTTAGAAATTAGAAACTCTTTATCTCAATTTAAAGTAGAAGATATTAATAAAGCAGAAGCATATAGAGTAGATGGTTTTGGTTCTTTACAAGAATACTATCAATCAGGTTATGTAGAAATTTTAGAGTTTGAAGGAGATTACTATGACTCTATTGAAAAGAAACTTTATAGAAATCAAATTATAACTATATTAGATAGAAGTTATATTTTAAGAAAATTAGATAATCCTTCTTTATTAGGACAAGACAATAAATTCCATGTAGGTTGGAGAAGAAGACCAGACAACTTATATGCTATGGGTCCTTTAGATAATTTAGTAGGATTACAATATAGAGTAGATCATTTAGAAAATCTTAAAGCTGATGCTTTAGATCTTACTATACATCCACCACTTAAAATTGTAGGTGATGTAGAACCATTTACATGGGGTCCTGAAGAAGTAATTCATATTCCTGAAGATGGTAATGTAGAAGCTATGGCACCAAATGCTGCTGCTTTCCAAGTTAATAATGAGATTGCAGCTATATTAAATATTATGGAAGAAATGGCAGGAGCTCCTAAAGAAGCTATGGGCTTTAGATCGCCTGGTGAGAAGACAGCATTTGAAGTTCAACAATTACAAAATGCAGCTTCACGTATCTTCCAAAATAAAATTAATCAATTTGAAACAGAGTTCTTAGAACCTATTTTAAATGCTATGTTAGAATCAGCTAAACGTAATTTAGATTTACCAGAGTTAGCTAAAGTTATGGATGATGACTTTGGTGTAGCTGATTTCTTATCAGTAACTAAAGAAGATTTAACAGCTCGTGGCAAGCTTAGACCTATAGGTGCTAGACATTATGCTGCCCGAGCACAGTTAATGCAGAATATGTTAGGAGTGTTTAATAGTCCTATAGGACAATATATAGCTCCACACATCTCTGCTAAGAAACTTGCAAATATGGTTGAAGAGTATATGGGCTTTGAGAAGTTTGACTTCATTAAAGACAACGCTGCACTCTTTGAAGGTGCTGAGCAAGAGCAACTTCGAATGCAGATTCAACAAGATTTACAAGCACAAGTAAGTCAACCTAGTATGGAAGAACGATCATTAGATCAGGATTTAGAAGGTATGCAAGAAAGTATGCCTGAATAGATTGACTTTTTAATAAATTTATGGTATAATATTTATATGGATTTGAAATCAGATAAAGGCAAAAGCCTCTCAAAGGCTGAAGCCTTCAAAGAAATAAGAACTTATTTAGAAGAACAAATAAGTTTATCTCAAAGAAAGTGTATAGATGATGATAACTTTGATAAACCTGCTTGGTCTAACTACCAAGCGTATCAGTTAGGTATTCAAAAAGCTTTCTCTAAACTATATAATCTTATTCCTGACCAAGGAGAAATTAAATGAGTGAAGAACAAGTAACACAAGCTGAGTCAAATACCCAAGAGACTCAACAAAAAGATACCCAAGCTAAACCTTTTGAGATTCCGACAGAAGCTCAAGATTTGGTAGGTGAAGGTAAGAAGTATGCTAATGCAGAAGAAGCGTTAAGATCTGTACCTCATGCTCAACAGCATATCAAAACCCTAGAGGAAGAGATGGCTCAATTGAAAGAGGAACTAGCTAAACGTAAAACTACACAAGAACTTCTTGATGAAATAAAGTCTGGAGTCAGACCTGTAGAGAATACCACTCAGGAGGTTGGACTGAACCAAGATACAATAATGGAGTTAGTTAATAATACTCTTAAGCGAAACGAACAAAAGAAAACTGCACAACAAAATGCTTCTCAAGTAGCTGCAAAGTTTAATGAGAAATATGGATCCAATGCAGAAACTGTGTACAATAGTTTAGCTAAAGATTTAAATCTTACTCCACAGAAATTAAACGAGCTCGCTGCTACATCTCCTAACTTAGTTTTAAGGTTAGCTGATCTAGAACCTAATGTAAAAACTGCTGTAGCTAAACCACAAAGTTCAGTTAATACAGAAGCTTTTACACAGAATAAACCTTCACAAGAGGTCTCTGCTAGAGTTCCTAGAGGTGCTAAAACTAAAGATTTAGTTGCCGCATGGAGAGCTGCAGGTGAGAAAGTTAAACAACAATCTTAATTTAAGGAGGGCTAATAATGGCTCAAACAACAAGTAATACAACTGCGTTCATTGAATCGCAACAGTATTCTCAGTTTATCCTTGAAAACTTACATGACTATCTGTTACCAGAAGGTATGTATAGAGATGTATCAGACTTCGGTTCAGGCACAACTTTAAACATTAAAACAGTAGGTTCTGTAACAATTCAAGATGCAGCAGAGGATACACCTTTAGTATTCTCACCAATTGACACAGGTACTATCAATCTTTCTATCACTGATTATGTTGGTGATGCATGGAAAGTTACTGATGATCTACGTGAAGATGGTTCTCAAATCGACACATTGATGGCGATGAGAGCTCAAGAATCTACACGTGCTCTTGGTGAAAATCACGAAACTAAGTTTTTAAATGTTGCTAACGCAGCTCAAACTGCAGCAGGTTTAAACTTAGTAAACGGCAGACCACATCGTTGGGTTGGTTCTGCAGCTTCTAATGCTAGAACAGTTACATTAAATGACTTTGTTTCTATGAAACTTGCATTTGATAAAGCTAATGCACCTGCAGGTGGACGTATCGCTATCGTTGATCCTGTTGTTGAAGCTTCTATCAACAGTTTAGCAAACTTAATCAATGTGTCAAACAACCCAATGTTTGAAGGTATGGTAACAGAAGGTTTTGCTCGTGACCATAAATTCGTACGTAACGTATTTGGTTGGGATATTTACACTTCAAACTTCTTACCAACATTAACTGCAACAGAAGCAATCAATGCATCTAGCTATGGTTTAACTTCTGAAACAGCTGCTGTTGGAGATAAAGCAAACATCTTTATGTGCGTGGCTGACGATACATGTAAGCCAATTATGCATGCATGGAGACGTGCTCCTCAAACAGAAGGTTGGAGAGACAACGAAGAAAGAGCTGACAAGTTCCAAGTAACTTCACGTTTCGGTTTAGGTGCTCAACGTGTAGACACATTGGGTGTAATTTTAACTCATCCAACTAACTACTAAGGAGACTATTATGGGTTACGAAAGTAATACAGGTTTAGGAGTACTAAACCACTATGGTCCTAGAGAGACTAATGAGAAGTTTGGCGGTCAAGCTAAATCTACAGGTAAAGTTAAACGTGTAGAATACAAATTCTCATACGATGATCTCCCTACATATGGATCAAACGGTTTAGAGTATGTTATCCCAGCTAATGCTACTATTGTTTCTTCAACATGGAGAACAAATACAGCATGGGCAGGTGGTACATCTTTAAATGTAGGTTTATATCAATCTAATGGTACAGTAATTGATGCTGACGGCTTAGATGCAGCTATTACTCCAACAACTGCTGGTGCAGTTATTGTAGGTAATGGTGCTCTAGTTGGCGCAAGTATTGGTGCAGCAGCAGGTGAATTAACTGTTGCAGCTACTGGTACTTACACAGCAGGTTCAGCTACTGTTATTATTGAATATATAGCTTAATTAGGTTAGGGGTCTACGGACCCCACCTATTTTATTAGGAATAATAAATGACAATTCAACATAACGTTATTACTGATCCAAATATACATGAGCCTAAAGGAGTTGCTAGTGCAGCTAGTGGTAAAGTATATAAAGCTAATGGTACAGGATCTGGAACGTGGGTTTATCCTTTAACAGGATTAGATACTGCTTTAGTAGGACAGGTTTTTGAATCTGATGGTTCAGGTGGAGGTACATGGGTATATCCTCCAGCTAAAGGACATGCTGAAATCTATATTAATGGTGGAACAACAGTTCATACATTAGGAAGTGCTTCTTCATTTACTAAATTAAATCCAACATCAGAATGGACAGCTTCAGGTTTTGAAGATGTATTAACTGTTGATGCAGTTAATGGTGAAATTGATTTAGTTTTAGCAGGACATTATAAAATAGATTTTTGGTGTAACTTTACAACAACAGCTATAGCGTCAGGCTCAGCTTATAAATTTAAATTTGCTATAAATGGAACACCCTCAGCTAGAGTAGTTACTGTAACTAAACCTACTAATGGAGTAGATACATTACATGTAATGGCTTCTGGTATTGTTAATGCTACTGCAGGACAAACTTTATCTATTTATGCAGGAGGAGATGGTACATCATCTTCTACTAATATAATTGTTACAGAAGCTGGACTTAATGCTTTATGGTTAGACTAGGAATAAATTATGGCTAAAATGACACTACTTGAAATGACACAAGATATTTTATCTGATATGGATTCAGATGAAATAAACTCTATTAACGACAGTGTAGAGTCATTACAAGTAGCTCAGATAATTAAATCTACCTATTATAATATTATAGATGGTAGAGATTATGATTTTCTTTATGAGTTTTTTCAAGTAGATAGTAATGCATCTTCTTCTACTCCTACTCATATGAAACTTCCTGAAACAATTATAGATCTTAAATGGATTAAATATAATTGTAAAGAAACGGTAGCTAGTAAAAATAAATATTTAAAAATAATTTATAAAACTCCTGAAGACTTTATGGAGATTATAGATAAAAGAGATAGTACAAAATCTAATGTTACAGTAGTTACAGATGCTACTGGTATTACTCTTAATATTATAAATGACAAAGCTCCTGAGTATTTTACTTCTTTTGATGATGAGTATATTGTATTTGATTCTTATGATTCAGGTATAGATACAGTATTACAAAAATCTAAAACACAATGTCATGGTAAACGTTCAGTTACATTTACTTTAAGTGATACTTTTACTCCTGATTTACCAGTACAAATGTTTACATATCTTCTTGCCGAGGCTAAGTCAGTTGCTTTTGTTACATTAAAACAAATGGCTAATGCTAAAGTAGAACAAATGTCTGTGTCTCAAAAACGTAGAATGAGTCAAGATGCTTGGAGAATTAAAAAAGGTATTCATTATCCTAATTATGGTAGAGTATCTAGAGTAAAAAAAGGACCTAATTACTAATGCAAACTACTAGTAATACATCAGCATTTATTCACAAACAACAATATGGAGGTAAGAAAAAAATGAAACAATCAATGGCAGCAGCAAAAAAACCAATGAAAAAAGCAGCAGCTAAAAAACCTATGGCTAAAGGTGCAAAGAAAATGGCTAAACCTAAAAAACAAGGATACTAAAATGAATTCTAAAGTAGTAAGATCATATAAAGGAAAAGGTAGTAAAGAACTACAAGCCTTTGTACAACCTGGTACAGCTCATTATATATTAAAG